ATACTTGATGCAAGAGATTCATCAACATTATCAACTACAAATGATTTGTTGTTAGAGGTGAATGCTTCTGGATCAATCACATTCACATACTGTGGTGGAAACTCAGGATCTGTTACAAACTTTATAGGAACTGCTGGTGTGAATCTACTGAATGATTGGTCAATACTCACAGTAAAATGTCAGTTGAGAAAAGATGGTCTGGCTATTCCTGATGATAGTTCAGGTTCAACTATTGCTAAGAGATACTCATTTCCAATAGACAGTAGAATAGGTTCAACTGCTCCACTTGATGTCTTTGTCAATGGTGTTGAACAAGACAAAAAGATTACTACAAACACCTGGACAAATGCTGACTGGTATAATGATGGAACTTTCAGAATGTTAGATAGAGACATGTGGATTGGTAACAAAGGTTCAGTTTTTGCCACATCTGGAACACAGATAGCAGCAGCTCTTATGATACCTTCTTATATAAGTAAGGCATATCAACAGAGATTGGAAAACTATTTCAGGTGGTATTACTCACTACCATTCTAAAAAAAGAAAATGAATATGTATATATTGAAACCAGAATATGAAGGGACTATTATGGAAATCTTGACTGATGAGACAAGGATAGTCTTTGATACAACAATAGAACCAAGTTCAAGATACCCTTACTTCTATGAAATGGGTTTCACTTGGTGTTTTGACAAAATATAATAAGATAAGATGAGTGTAGTCCTAAGAAATGATGACCATAAATACTTCCTTGATTGGAACAAAGTAACAAATGAACTCCAACTTACTGAGTGGGACTATGTTCATGTTGGCAACAAATCTGTTCTACAACTCTCTGCTACCTATTCTGTTGGAATGGGTATATCTGGTGGTCAGATAAGTGGATCTTGGTATGACACCACAACACAGACATCTCCTGTATCAGGAACAGCATCAAAAATGTATTGTAACTCAACATCATATCAAAATGGAATCATAAAGAAGTTTGACTCTAACTTTGAGGTCCAATACCCAGGAAAATACAACTTACAGTTTTCAGTTCAGTTAGACCAAGCATCAGGTGCTGGTGAACACATCTATATCTGGTTTAGAAAGAATGGTATAGATGAACCTTGGTCAGCAAGTGAGGTTGCCTTACAAGGAACAACTGCTGAATCTATTCCTTCTTGGAACTATATCTTTGACTTAGAAGCTGGTGACTATGTGAATATAATGTATTCTGTCACATCAACAAATGTTCAGTTGAAAGCTGTCACACCAACAGGATTTGTTCCTGGTATTCCATCAGTCATTGTAACAATGTGGAGACTATAAAAACATAACACTCATAAAATATATTTTATGAAAAGAATATAGAGAATGGCAGAAAACATAAACATAAAGGTTCTCATAGATGCTGCTCAAAGTGCTAAGACTATTCAGGAAACAAAGAAGGCACTTAGAGACCTAAGAACAGCAGCACTACAAGTTGAGGAAGGATCACAAGCATTTCAAGACATAACAACAGCAGCAGGTCAGTTACAAGACAGGATTGGTGATTTGGCTGCTACTACAAAATACCTTGGTGATGATTTGAAAAACCTAAAAGGATTCACATCAATAGCACAAGGTATAGCAGGTGGTTTTGCCATTGCTCAGGGAGCAGCACAACTATTTGGAGTTGAGAATGGTAAAGTTGAGGAAAGTATAATGAAACTACAAACTGCTATGTCCTTGTTACAAGGTGTTCAGGCAGTTGGTGAGGTCTTACAGAAAGAAAGTGCTGCTACACTATTCATACAGAATGGATTGAGAAAGGCAGCAGTGGCACTTGCAGGTGAACAGGCTATTGCTGAGGCAGCAGTAGCAGTCTCAACAGGAACAGCAACTGTGGCACAGAGAGCTTTGAATGCAGCTATGAATGCCAATCCTATCTTAGCACTTGTTGGTCTGTTGGCAACAGCAGCAACAGCACTCTTTATGTTTTCAAAAGACACAAAAGAGGCAACAAAGGCAGAGGAGGAAGCTAAGAAAGCATCTGAGGAAAGAACAAAGGCACTTGAAGCTGAAAAAGATGCCTATGAGAGTTTCATAGGTAAAGAAGCAGCAGGTTATCAAACACTTGCAGCTCAGTTAGCAGCAACAAATCCAAAATCAAAAGAGAGACTTGATTTGATAAAACAGATCAATGACACATATGGAACTACACTGAAAAACCTATCAGATGAGAATGAGTTCCAGAAACAAGTGACAGAATCTATCTCAGAATACATCACATTCTTGAAACAGAAGTATGCACTTCAATCACAACAAAAGGCTATTGAGACTGCTCTTGGAAAACAAGCAACTCTTGAAAAAGAGATCCTTGATTTAGAGATACAAAGAGGTGTGGTTCAAACACAGTTGAATGCCAAAAAACTTGGTGTTTATAGAGACATCAACATTGAACAGACACCTGAATGGAAACAAGTTCAAGCAACACAGAAACTCATTGATGAAAAAAAGAACCAAATCAAAGCTGAGGAAGGTGTTGTGAATAGTGCTATACAAAACTCTGTAAAACTATCTCAACAGATAAAGACATCTGGTTTGAGAACATCTACTGAAAGAGTTGAGAATGAGAAAAAGACAAATGAGAAGGTCCTAAAAGAGCACAAAGACTTTGTTGCTGACTACAAATCATTGGATGAGACAATAGTAAACAATACTGAGTATATACAGGCACAGATCATTGAAGGTTGGACAAACACATATGAGAAACAATCTCTTGAACTGAAAGCATCAATGGAGTCTCAAAAACAGACTATCATTGATGAATACAACTCAGCATTGGACAATGTGAATGAAAACTTCAAAAGTTGGGCTGAGTCAAGTAACATAACATTGAAAGGTCTTGATACATCACAGATACAATCATATTATGATAAGTTTGTAGCATCTCAGGTTGGTCTAAATCAAAAACTTGAAATACTTGAAACACAAAAGACTGTAAGACTTGAACAGATAAACAGGTCATATCTGACACAACAAGAGGCTTTATTCAAAGAACAGAGTGATAAGATAAAGGAACTTATTCTGGAATCTACAAATGTAGTTCTTGCTACATCTGAATACCAGAGATATATCAACTATGTTGAACTGAAAACAAAACAACTCAAAGAAACTGTTCTCCAAGCTAACAAAGACACATATGATAGAGTTGCCAAGGAGTATATAAGAGCATTGAAAGATTTCAACAAGTATCAAGAACTGACAAAAGATATTGCTAAAAAGGCAGGAACTGAGGCTTATCTTTCAAGTAAAGGTTTTTATGAACTTAGGACTCAGGATCTACAAAATCTAAGTGCTGAGGAGACATTACTTTATGAACAAAACATAACAGATTCAAAAGAGTTTATTGAAAGGTTTTCCAAATGGAATACAGAACTTATGAAAATAGGTTCCAGCACAAGGGACTTGATGAATGAGCAATCCAGACTGAACAGAGAGAATACATTGTATATAAAGACAATAGAAGCAATCAAAGAAGCTGGTGGTATATTGGATTTCTCTGAGGATCTTACAAAAGCATTCATAAAAGAAGGTGAGGCAATCACAGGTGCTGACATCACACTTCTAAACTATCTTGATACTCTACAAAAGGTTGGTATGACTACACCAGAGGATACAAAGAGAATACTGAACTTTGGAGAAGCTATCAGTGTTGTGAAAGATAGTGTTGATGTTGTTGGAACAGCATGGATGTCAGTATCAAAGACATCAAAAGACAACATTGGTCAGATAATATACAATGTCCTTGATCTTGGTAGAACCATAAGCAAAAATGAAATAGGTCAAAACAAGTTGTTGTCAGCTGTATATCTTGACAAACTGAACATATTGAAGGGTGCTGAAAAAGACATATCAGCAGAGATAGTAGCATCAAATCAAAGAAACATTGATAACAACCAAAAGTTTATTGATGGTCAAAAGAGTCTAATCACTGCTTATCAAGAGACATTGAAGGATAAGTCATTGACACCTATTGATGCTGAAAGATACAAAAATGAACTTGCTAAGGCTGAGGAGGAACTGAAAAAGTTTGAGGAGAATCAAAAAAAGTTTGTTGAGAAACAGTCAACACAGAAATCATTTGCAGTGAAACCTACTGGTCCAGACCAGATTGGTCTTGAACAACTTATCAAAGACTATCCTGAACTGAACAACAAGATTGTAACTCTATTAGAGGAGAGATATGCTGCTATGACAAAGGTTGAGAATGAGTTCTATGAGGAAAGTAAGAACAACCTGTTCATGTCATTACAGAAAGGTGAGATCACACAGGAACAATATGATAAGAGAACTGAGGTCCTTGAAATAAGTCACCAAGAGAATCTACTATCTATTGATGTTTCCTATGGTAAAAAAGGTCAGGATGCTCTACAAGAGAATGAGAAAAAGAAAGCTGGTATAATAAAGGCTGAACAAGAAAAGGTCAAAGCATCAAAAGAGGAGTTTGTTCAGGAACTGATAGCACTTGAACAGACACTTCAATCTGGGATCATGGATATGATAAATGCTGAGTATGAACTTAGGATTGACAATATAAACAGAGAGTATGACATAAGAGTTGGAAATATAGAGGCAGAGGCAAGAGCATATGAACTATCATTACAAGACAGGACTGCTGCTGAAATACAGATAGCTCAAAAGAAACAGGCATTTGAGGATGAAATCACACAGACCAACATTGAAAGAGAGAACAAGTTGAATCAACTAAGAAAAGAACAGTTCAACAAACAGAAAGCTGCTGACATCATTCAGGCAGGTATCAATGGAGCATTGGCAATCACAAGAGCACTTGCTGAAACTGGTCCATTTGCTCTTGCTATTCAAGGTCTTGTGGCAGCCTCAGTAGCAGCACAGATTGGATTCATAGCAGCACAACAACCAGCATTTGCTGAGGGTGGTCTTGTTACAGGTCCTGGTGGTCCAAAAGATGACAAGATTTCTGCCAGACTTTCAAATGGTGAGAGTGTGATAAATGCCAAATCAACAAAGATGTATGCACCTATTCTATCAGCAATCAATCAGGCTGGTGGTGGAAAAGCAATACCATTTGCCAAAGGTGGTCTTGTCACAAACACACCTCCTCCAATGACTATTGGTGAGAAGGCTATGGTGGTTGATACATCAAGGTTGGAAAGAGCCATTGAAAGGTTGAATGAAAGACCTATTGAAACCTATGTAAAAGAAAGTAGAATCACAGCAGCTCAGTCTCAATCTCAAAAAGAGAAAAGGAGAACAAGCTTCTAAAATCTACAAAAAAACAAAAAAATATATTTTGTGATATGGAGAAAAAAATACCTACTTACAGGATTGTTGTGAATCCTGATGATGAAAAGACAGGTGTCTATGCAGTTTCATTGGTTGATGAACCTGCTATTGAAGTTGACTGGATCAAACTATCAAAAGACATAAAAGACTTTGAGTTCTCTGTAAATAAGGACAAACAGATGTTGTTTGGTCCCTTACTTATTCCAAACAAACTTATTTATAGGAGAGATGAAAAAGGAAATGAATACAACATTGTGTTTGATGAGGACACTATTCAGGTGATTGCTGACAAATACAATGAAAACAAACTTGGTGATGTATTCAACTTTCAACACTCTGATAGAAAGGTAGAAGCAGTTCTACTACAAAACTGGATCACTGGTGAGGTTGACAAATCAAAAGAATATGGTTTTGAACTACCAAAAGGAACTTGGTTTGGAGGTGTCAAAGTGAAAGATGAGGAGTTTTGGATGAGTGAAGTAAAGACTGAAAGAGTAAAAGGTTTTTCTGTTGAGATTATGGCTGGAACAGAACTAATAGAAATGACTGCTGATGCAGATAAAAATAAAATACAACTTATGGAGTATAAGACAAGAGATGGTCTTACATTGACTTGGGAAGGTGATGCTGCTGTTGGTAAGGAAGTATTCTTGATTTTGGAGGATGGAACTAAGGTTGCTGCTGACAATGGAGAGTATGAGTTAGAGGATGGCACAAAACTGGTTGTGAGTGAAGGTAAGGTTGCTGAGATTATGGCACCAGAAGCAGAAGGTGAGGAAATGGCTGAACCAGTTGCTACTGAAACACCTTCTCAACCAACAGTTGATGTTATGGAGATTGTAAAACCTATTTTTGAGGATTTGAGATCTATCATAGCTGAGTTGAGTTCAAGAATAGACAAACTTGAAAACATTGAACCAACAACTGAGGAGGAGGCTACACTATCTAAAATCAAAGAGTTGGAGGAAAAATATGAGACTCTGTCTAAGACAGCAGGAGCACCTTCAATCACTAAGAAATCTGATAGTGAAATCAAAAGAGAGAAAACAGAGAAACACATTCTTGAAAGAGTTGAGTTTTTGAAAAATCTCAAATAAAATCTACAAAAACAAGTGATTTTATACTTTGTGTATAAAAATAAAAAAAATAAATAAAATATGAATACAAATAGTTTCAAACTAAGTTTCACTGACAACACTGTGTTCTATGGTAAGGATGCTGAAGGATTCTATGCAAAAGCATTATTGACTGGTAAGTCAAAAGAGGAGTTCAAGTTGATACCAAATGTGAAATCAAAAATCAAGTTAGGTCAGTTGAACATTGGAAACATCTTACAAGATGCTGACTGTTCATTCTCATCTACTGGTGAAGGAACATTAGACCAAAAGTCTTTTGAGGTTTGCCCAATCAAAATCAACTTAGAATACTGTCAAAGAACATTTGAAGTTGACTACTTATCAACTCTATTGAGACCAGGATCTAACAATGCTGAGATTATGCCAGCTTCTGTTGAGTCTTTCTTGTTAGAGCAAGCTGCTTTGAAAGTATCTGCTGATACAGAACAACTTGTATGGAAAGGTGATACAGCAACTGCTTCTTACCCACTTTCATTATGTGATGGTCTACAAAAACAGTTCAAAGCTGATGCAAATGTTATTGATGTAGTAGGAACTGCTTCATTGACTACTTCTAACATCATTGCTGAGTTGACAAAAGTATACAATGCTATCCCACAACAAATCATTGGTGAGGATGATTTGAGAATCTTCTTATCACCAGCTGCTTTGAGATCATACAGACAAGCATTAGCTGCTGCTTCATCTGAGGCATACTACATGCAAAACTACTCAGAACTACACTTCTTAGATGTGAAGTTAGCTGAGGCACCTGGTATCCAAGCTAACTATATGGTAGCTGCTAGAAAATCTAACTTACTTTTATTGACTGACTTGATGTCTGACTTTGAGGATGTTCAAGTATTGCCACAAAAGAATGTAACTGGTGTTCCAGTTGTAAGAATGATTGGTGAGTTCAAGTTTGGTGTTGGATACATCTATGGATCAGAAGTAGTTTTCTACTGGGTATAATAAAAACTAAACAGATATGGGGTTCCCTGAACCCCTTTATCATAAAAAAATAAAAACAAAATATGGCAATATGTAACGCATTATCTGCTGGTTTATCAAAAAGTTGTGAAACTAATGCAGGTGGTATAAACAAGATCTATATTACAGATTTTGAAAATGTAACTTCATATACTATTGGTGCTGCTACTGCTCCTCAAACAGGTGACTGGGTAGATGCTATCACAATGAATGGTTCAACTAAGTTCTATGAGTTCCAAACTAACAAAAATGTTTGTAACTTCACTGAATCAGTTGCTATTGATTTGAACAATGGAACTACATTTTTCAACCAAGTTGTAACTCTTGTTTTATCAAGGAGAGAAACTACAAAAAGAACAGCTATTGAGAAGTTGGTAGATGGTCAAAAACAACTTTTGATTATTGTATTGGATTCTAATGGTAACTACTGGTTATTTGGAAAACAAGAAGGTTCTTATGTAACTGCTATTGAAGGTGGATCTGGAACAGCTAAGGCTGATGCTAATGGTTATACAATCACTTTCACAGCAATGGAACCAGACCAAGCTTGGGGTGTAGACCCAACAATAGTTTCTGCTATTGTAGCATAATAGAAATCTTTCTATCTCAAATAAAAAAAACCCACCACCATCTAAGGTGAGTGGGTTTTTTTCTAAAAAATAAAAACAAAATATGGCAATATGTAACGCACTCACATCTGGACTTTCTAAGTCATGTGATACAAATGCTGGTGGTGTCAACAAGATCTATATTGGAGACTTCACATCTATGACACCTACAATAAGTGGTGGAGAGATTACAGGACTTACTCCTGATATAAATACTCATGTTGTGAGCACAACAGCAACTGTGAATACAACAATAGCAGGACCACTTAGAACAATAAGCACTGTCACACTTGTTGGAGATTTCACATCTATACTTACAGCAGGTAAGAGGTTTAGATTCACTTACAATACTACTTTTCCATCAGGTAGTTCCTCTTGGACAGGAGATGTTTTGACTGCTACTTACAATGCAGGAACAAATACAACTACCATAACACCAGACTTTGTAGGATTTATCCCAGGTGTAGGACCTACTACTGCACCAGCACCAAACAATACATCAAATCAAACTGTATCAACATACCTATTCTATGAGATACAGACAAACAAAAATGTATCAAACTTCACAGAATCTGTTCAAGTTGATATGAACAATGGAACTACTTTTTTCAATCAAGTTGTGAATCTTGTTCTTTCAAGGAGAGAAAATATAAAGAGAGAGTTTATTGAAAAACTTGTTGATGGTCAAAAACAACTACTTATTGTAGTCCTTGACTCAAATGGAAACTATTGGTTGTTTGGTCTTTATGAAGGTTGTTATGTGACTGCTATTGAAGGTGGATCAGGAACAGCAAAAGCAGACCAAAATGGTTATTCTGTAACTTTCACATCAATGGAACCAGAACAAGCATATGAAGTCACACCAAATGCAATAGCACCCTTCTTGTTATAGTATGTAAATGTAAAAGAAAAACCACCTCTAAGGGTGGTTTTTTTATTTAGACTCTATTCTCCATCTCAACATCAATCTGGTTATGGCTAAGAAGCGATGACACTTTCTATATTCTCTCCACTCTTTCCACTCTTTCCTTCTCATATCAGGATGTCCTTTTGGTTTTTCTTTTCTCATTTTATTTGTTCATAAAGATTTTCAATCTCTCATTATACTCATTTGTGGTAGGGTCAAGTCTCATATGTATGTGTTTAGGATTGTATTTTCCATACTTTCTAAAACCAAATGATCTGAAAAATGATGCTTGGTCTTTGATGTCCATTTTTCTAAGATTAGAACCCATACCAACACTACCAACACATTCAAGTATCAACTCTGATTTCTCACCTGTCTCAGTAACAGCTATACTGAAATAGGCAACTACAAGAGCCAATAGGATTTTTCCATTTCCTTTTTTGTTTGATATAACTCTTGAAATGTCTATGTTGTTGTTGTATGATGAAAAGTGTATGTGAGATCCATTTGGTAGTGTGATAGAACATTTCTCACTTCTGTATGCTGACATCTTACCACCACAATCAACCAATGTTGTGATGTCCTCTGTGCTGACATACTCTGAAAATGCTGATTCAGCCAAACACCCTTTCATATAGTTATACACAGCATTGTTTTCATGTATTTTGACATTACCATTCTCAATCATTTTTGACACTCTGTCAATAGATTTCATTTCTCTCTGAGAACTTGGTTGTGCTTCTAATGTATATCCTGCTTTCATATCTTTATTGTTTTATGTTTGTCTTACAAATATAAGGATTCTTTCTAAATAAACAAAAGATTTGAAAAATATATTTTGAGTATGATAATACTAAAACCAGGACAAAATAGTAGTGTATTCACACTCAATGAGAAGTATGACTTCTATACTCCTTCTGTGTCTGCTTACCCAGACCTCTATTTTCTATTCAGAATAAAGAATCAACTTACACAGGATGAGTTGTATTTCACAAAGAATGGCAATCAGGATATAAGTCCTTCACCTGAGAGATACAATGAGTTCATAATCTCTGTTACAACTTCTAACACCTTTGACCCACACCTTGGTGAGATAGGTCTTACAGGATCCAATGAGGACTACCTATCACAATGGAGTTATGAGGTCTGGGGATGTTCTGGTCCAATGCCTTTATCTGGAACAGTTTCACTTCCAACAGGTGGAACATACTCACCTGCACTCTTAGAGGAGGGTAGGATGTTATTCAAAAAATAAGAAAATATATGAAGATTTTAGGTTTGGAGTTTGGAAAACAAAAAGAATCTACAAGAACTGTGATTGAACCAGTTGTTGTTGATAAAAGAAGTTATGTAGATGCCTTCTCTCTATCAGCAGTTACTGACCTACCAGTCATAAAAGAAAACAGAGTGTATGAGTGGGTTGACTATGGTGAGGACAATCTATACCCTGAATACTTGAAGGATATGTATAACACAAGTCCAACACACAATGCTATTGTAAAGACAAAAGCACAGATGGTAGTTGGTGAGGGATATACAATAGATGAGACATTCCTTGATGAAAGACAAAGGATTGATGCTTTGAAAATCATTGATGACATTGAAAGAGACAAGTATGAACTATCTCTTGATTTCCAGTTGTATGGTGCTATGGCATTTGAAATCATCTGGTCTCTTGACTTTTCAAGAGTTGTTGAAGTCAATAGGATTGATGTATCAAAGCTTAGAAGTGGTAAGTTTGATGATGGTAAGGTAGAGGAATGGTTCTACAAGAGAGACTGGTCTGACAGGAGAGAGGAGGAAGTGTGTATTGAGGTCCTTGACAAAGCAGACAAAGAACACCACAGACAAATCTATTATGTTTCTGGTCCAAAAGTATCAAATGAATACTATGGTGAACCAACATATCTATCAGCAATGGACTGGATCACACTTGAAAGTCAAGTAGGACTCTATTACAGGTCTCTTATTGAGAATGGATTCAACCCATCAGTTGTTGTAAAGTTTTATAGAAAACCAGCATCACAAGAGGAAAGAGATGACATTGTCACTGGATTGAAAAGATCATTTGGTGGTGTCAAAAGAGCTGGTAAGGCAGTAGTTATGTTCTCTGATGGTAAAGAACTATCACCAGACATAACACCAATAGAAGTATCAAATGTTGACAAGCAGTTCACAATCATATCTGACCAGATTACACAGAAAATACTTACTGGTGAGAGAGCAACTACACCTGAACTATTCTCTATTATGGTTCCAGGTCAGTTAGGAAATGGTGACTTTGACACAAAGGTAAAGTGTTTCACAAAGTTTGTGATACAACCAGACCAGAGAGTGTTTGAGGATGCTGTGAACAACATTCTAAAACTAAATGGATTCAACATACACTACAAGTTGAAACCATTCACAATATAATAAGGAGATATGGCAACTTACATTTGGATAAACCAACAATACATAAAGACATTCACTCCCCTGAATGCCAATATAGACACTAATGAGATTGCTCCTCACATTGAGACAGCTCAGTTGATACACACCAGAGAGATTCTGGGTATGAACCTATACAATGACCTTGCTACAAAGATACAGGCAGGGACATTGAACACAAAAGAGACAGAACTTGTTGATATAATGAAGCAGGCTCTTGCTTACAGAGCAGCTGAGATTTCAATACCTTTCTTATCAATCAAGTTGAGAAACAAAGGTGCTGTCAAGATGAGAGATGAGTTTGCTGACCCAGCATCACTTGATGAAATGAAGTATCTAAGGTCAGAACTGAACCAGAGAGCAGCTTATTTTGAGGACAGAGCAAAAGACTATCTATGTCAGTTTAGAAGTGATTTCCCTCTTTATACACAGTATAATGACAATCAAATACTTCCAAACTACAACAATGCCTTCAATGATGAAATCTACATTGACAGAGAGGAATGGGAACTGAGAAGGAACAGATACTGGTATGGACCAGATAGAAATCAACCAGGAAACAAATACTAATGTGTGAGTTCTGTGAGAATATAGATTCTATAAAGAGGTCTCAAAAAAGGGAGTTCAAGGAGATCCAACTTCAAAGACATATCAAACTTGTCAATGAACTGGGAGAACCTGCTGAAAAGTTCAGGGTCATAGACCAACTACCAATGACTTGGGAACTCATTCAAGAGTTTGAACTTGCTATAAAGACAGGGGTGCCAGGCAGACCCCCAAAAAAAAAGAAGGTGATAACCAGACCAACAATAGGTGACAAGTATGAGATTAGATACAAGTATGACCTCAGAGAGGGAATAGATGGTCCAAAGATACTTCCTAATGGTAGAACAAGGGACTTCTGTGAGATTATATTGGATGCTAACAGATACTACACCAGAAATGACATAAACACTATGTCCAATGGTTTTGGTCTACCTGTGTTTGAGTATGCTGGTGGATACTATAAGAACCCAGAAACTGGAATCACAACACCTTATTGCAGACATAACTGGTATATGCTGTTTGTTGAGAGAACATGAACATGAAAAGCTTTTTGACTACACTCATTACTATCATTGGAACATTCATTGCTCCAATACAATCATTGATCCTGATGTTGATTTCATTCATCATACTTGACACATTTGTAGGAATATATGTGTCAGTAAAACAGAATGGTTGGAAGTCATATAGTTCCAACAAACTATTCAACATAGTTGTGAAATCATTTTTCTATGTTGTGAGTGTTGTAGGATCATTTATGTTGGACAAGTTTGTGTTTGGTGGAAGTCTGTTTGGTATATCATATCTACTTTCTAAGAGTATGTCTATATTCTGGACATACATAGAGGTCAAATCACTTGATGAACACTCCCAGAGACTTGGAAACAAGTCATTTTGGGAACTTGTAAAGGAGTTTGTGAAAAAGATAATGAGTATAAAGACAGACATAAAAAAGATAATAGAATAGTATGCCAATAAGACAATGCCAGATAAACAAAAACCCTGGATATAAATGGGGTCAACAAGGTAAGTGTTATGAATACACACCTGGTGATGAGGAATCAATAAAAGAAGCTAAGAAAAAGGCAATCTCACAAGGAGTTGCATCAGGTGATCTTGAAGCACTTGGAGCACAGATTGATGTTGTTAGAGGGAACTACAAGTTTGCTGTTGAAAAGATAGGAATGGATTTTGATGGAACTCTATCAACAAGAAGGGGTCAAGACCTTTGGAGGAGACTTGGTGGTGACTATGTGATTACAGCAAGGTCACCATTCAGAATGAATGAGGTATGGACTATAACAGATAGACTGGGAATACCAAGAGACAGAGTCATATCAGCAGGTTCAAACTCTTACAAGATACAGAAAGTAAAGGATTTAGGATTGACAGCATTCTATGACAACAATAGTGATGTGATAAAGATGTTGCCAGGAGTTGGAAAACTTTTCAACCCATAAAGAATATAAATAGTATAGATGGACTTTCAGTCTATCTGATGTGTGTAGAATAGAAAAAAGACCAGTTTTGACATATTTCTGGTCTTTTTTTATTTCTAATACTCATACTTGTCTACATATGAGGTCCAAACTCTTTTCAATCCTTCCTCATACTCATATGTGTTGTTGTAGTCATCAAACTGGTCAAGATCAGTGAGTAGTTCAACAAGTTCATTGTCATCAATCACTTCTAAAAGTTCATCTGACCATTATCTCATCACTTATACAACATACATCAACTAAGTAGTTATACCAATCATTCAACTTTTCAATGTTCTCAACTGTTTTCATATCTCTGTGTTTTTGTTATATTCAAATATAAGGATTTTTTTTATTTCTAATAGCATAGGTTGTCTAAAACCTCATCACTCTCATTGACAATGTAAGAGGATTCAAACAAATAGTTGGCTCTTTTATCATATTTGTCAAGACCATACTCTTTGAATACTGATTCACAATCATCCATCATCTTACACAACTTGTTATAGACTTCATCACCTTGTGTGATAATACCTCTAAAAAATAAGAAGTTGAATGTCTCACAACTCTTATTGAAATCTGATAGTGAACTTACTAACTTCTCATCAAGGATTACAGTTTTGTATTCACCACCTTCTACTGACTTTTGGATTGCTATCTTTTTCATATCTCTGTGTTTTTGTATATTCAAATATAAGGATTATTATTCTAAATACCAAGTTCATCTAATGCTGGAACACAATACTCAAAAGAATCTTTGATAAACTTGTGACAATCATCAACAGACCATCCTAACAGTTGGTGGATCTCAACACAGTTTATTAGAGAACTGTGTATAGTAAGTGGTAGTTGTAGTCTGATATACTTTTCAAGAGCTCTCTTACTACTTAGGTCAGACCACATAACTGCTCTTAGAGCTGTTGCACATCTTGTGTGTAGTCTATATAGGTCTGTATCTACACCTGTTGTGTCAAAAGTTATGGATACAAGTTCTCTTACTAACTCATCTGACTTTTCTCTGCTAAATCTTTTCATATCTCTGTGTTTTTGTATATTCAAATATAAGGATTATTCTAATAAACACCAAGTGAGTTTATCATATTTTTTAGACTTTTCAAATCCCATCCTGGTTTGTATCTGACTTGTATCAAATAAGCTATATTGTCACCATCTCCATCATCAACTGGGTCACAAGTAAATACTCTTTGTATCTCAGCATGCATGAATCTCTCTCTCTGTTTGATTGAATCATTGTTTGGAATGATCTGTTTGATGAACAGTTCTGACAATCTCATCTTGACCAAGTCATTTTTAGATTCATACCATTCCTGAACACAGAAATCAGCATTGTTCTTGATAGGATTCTTTTTGATAAGGGATACTGAAAGAAATACACCTGGTAGTATGTCATCAAAGAATACACAGTTCTCAGTCAACTGACCTGATTTGTGTGTTCTGAACATAGTATCCATACCTGTTGTCTTTCTGATTTGTTTTAGAGTCATCATAGTGTTTGTTTTTATTGTTTGTTATCTATACAACAAATATACAAAAAAAATCTATAAACTCTATAAAGTATATAAAAAAAAGTAGAAAAATATGGCAAGAACCTGTGTGGATCCAAAGACAGATGAGGAACTGATTGAGTGGATCAAGTCAAAAGAGACTATAAAAGATTTGAGAATAGACAACTATGCCTGGTATCAACAATGTATAAAGAGAGGTCTAAGAGAACATTTTCCTCCAAAGATGACAACAAAGACAAAGTATAGTGACAAAGAACTGATTGAATGGTTGAGTCAGTTTGAGACAAGAGCACAGATAAGAGAAGCTGACTTCAACAAGTATGTCCTTTGTAAGAGAAGGAAGTTGGTTTTTCCACCAAAACTGACCAGATGTGGGAATCCTGTTGGTAGTGCATTGAAAGAGAAAGAGGAAATCAAACAGAGGAGAGAGAAGGAAAGACAAGAGGAACTTGAAAGGAGGGCTAAATCAAAGATAGATGTCAAGGTATCAACTACAAGTGATGTTGGAAAGTCAGAGGATGTTGTTGAAAAGACAGACAGGACAAGAAAGATGTATAGAGGTATGGACTACAAAGATGGGAACATACTATGTGGTAGGTGTCTTGAAGTCAAACCAAAGACAAAAGGTCTTATCTGTTACACCTGTGCCAAGATAATAGTCAATCACAATGGTAGAGGTATTGACACAAACAAATGGAATGTCAAGGACTATTTCTGTAACACAAAGATTACTGATGGAGGTAGGGTGTTTGAGATAGGTATAAAGGTAGATGAAAAGACCCAGAAGTATCTAACTATGATAGGTTATGGATTCATATTCAAAGAGGAGGATCCTGTTTAGAACAGACACTCTTGGGTGAGTGTCTTTCCACTCAAATCTGGTATGTGGTGGGTAACAAAAATATATTATATTATATTATATATCATGATACTGATTCCTACTTTGAGAAAAACAAAAGGGAGAAGTAGGAATATAATATATACAAAAGTAGGAAACTCAACTCAAAGTGAGTAACATAAAAAATAACACACATCAATGAAAACAATCAAGATTGGAAAGGAGTTAGATTATATCCTCTCTCTACAAAAGAGGAAAGATGCCAAAGACAGGATCATAAAGGTATATGATGCCCTACTCTACAAGAACACAAAGGCAGACAAAAAAGGATACTTTCAGTGTCCATCCTCCTACCTGAAAAAGGTATCAAGTCAATACACAAAGGCAATAGACCTCCTGAAAGAACACAAGATCATAGATTACCTATCATATAACTATGACAACAAAGACCTCTTTGACATAAAGAGAAAGAGATTCTACCATACAGAGGTAGGAATATGTATGAGTTATAGGTTCCTTATTGACATAGAGGATGGATATGACTATGAGATTTCAACAGACTTCTCAAAACTATATGAAGGTGAGAGGTGGTATTGGAGAACAAGATACTCACTACTACAACTCAACTTTCCACCAGATGGTCTCCTGATAAAGAGAGATTCATTCAGTAGGAGACTACACACAAACATAACTGGCAACATTGGAGATGGTGGTTCATACAAAGACCTACTATCTGGTGGAGAATACTGGTCTATTGATGCTAAGACCTGTCAACCAAGACTTCTATGGTTACACCTGAAAGAGATAGGACTACAAGACAAGAGGTTGAATGAAGTGTTTGAGAACAACATTGACTTCTATCAGTATGTCATGGACAGAATACCATCAATAGTTGATAGGAATGAAGCAAAGGAAGTATTCACCTCCTGGATCAATGGGAATGGATATATTGATTCTGACAAAGCAACCATAAGAGACATCTTTCCAACAGCAAACACATTCATAAGAGAATACAAGACAACAGACTACAAGAATATGTGTAGGTTGTTACAATACAAAGAAGCAAACATATTCATAGATGACCTACTCAACAACATTGACTTGGAGTTCTGTCTTACAGTCCATGACTCACTCATTGTAAAGAAAGAGGATGTAGAGTATGCACTGGACTTCTGTCAAAAGAAATACCCTGAAATGGTGTTCATTTCCAAACAAATAGAAAAAGATTGAAAAAAAAATGAAAAAAGTTTTATATTTAGATGGAGGGAGACAACAAACTATAATATATATTCTATAACTTCTATAACAAGTTAGACAAAAAACAACACACATCAAAATGAGGAAAAAACACACAACAACAATGAATGATGTCTATCAGTTGATGGACTATCTGAAAGCAGTATCTGTATATGAATACAACCCTGTATCAGGTCTTGATAAGGATAGGTTTCACATATTTGGTAACAAGAACATTGACTTCACCAGATTTGGTGATAGAGGTATCCAGACACTGATTGAAATCATAGAGACAAAGAGACCTTTGTTCATAAGAACAAACTATGATGAATCTATATTGGATGAGATCCTAAGTCAACTCTATGAGGATATGAGAGAGAGAAAAATCAATATACTTTTATGAGAAAGTCCAGGATACTGAAACTACTTAGAGAAATGACCCCCATAGACCTTGTGAGGGTCCTCTCTAAGACACTACAACAAGAACTTTCACCTGATGGTTGGTCAATACTCTACATAGTAGAACTGAATGGTCAAGAGGTGACCATACATCCAAACCACCTACAAGAGTTCAAGGATCTGGTTGGACAAGTCCTGAGGGACAAAAAACTTGATGACCTGTTAGGTCAATAAAATAGAATACACACAAAATGGAAAGCAAACTATCAAAGAATGAAACAATAGAGTTATGGAACAAACTGAATGACTTCTACAAAGACATAGAATCAATAGAGGATTTCTTTATGTCAAAAAAGACAGAGAACATAGAAAAGTATGACATCTCTGAGATTGAACCAAACATATTCAATGACTTCACATTGGAACCAAAAGACTATGACCTTGAATGGGGTGTGATGGAGACAAGAGACTTCATGAAATATGCAGCAACAACATCATCACAACCAATAGTAGGCCAGATAGGTAGGAGTATATGTCTCTACCTGAAAGAAAAGACAACAGACAAATACCTTGGTTTCATAAGAATCTCCTCACCTATCATAGGCATCAAACCAAGAAACACACTGATTGGTTCATCAAAACTCACAGGAGCACAGGTAAACAAACACTTTTTCAATGGTCAGTCAATCATACCTGTCCAACCATTTGGATTCAACTGTCTTGGTGGAAAACTACTAGCACTCTTGACTTGTTCAGAGGAAGTAAGACAACTTGTAAACAACAAATATGGTGGTAAGATGGACCTGATACACATGGAAACAACCTCACTATATGGTTCAATCAAAGGTAACAGTCAATATGATGGTCTTGAACCATTCATCAAATCAACAAAGGATATGACTGAGAGTGACCTTGTGATGTCACCAACAGATGATGTCTTTTTCTTTTGTAGAGACCTTGTAAGAAAACACTATGGTAAGGTTGAGATAGGACCAAACACATCAGGACCTAAGAACAAAGAAATGATACAGATCTTGAATGCTTTGAAGGTCAATCTAAAAGAACACTATCCTGAACTCCTTCCTGAATATGAATACCTGACAAAGACAAAGATGAAAACCATCACACAAAAGAGATACTATTACTGTCACTATGGATTCACCAATGTTCCAGAACACATAACAACTGGTTCTCCTCTTGTAGAAGGACCACACAGATGGAAATGGTCATTTGACAATATGTCCCAATGGTGGAAGGTGAAAGCACAAAAGAGATGGGAGAAACTCAAATCAGAAGGTAGGTTGAGAAATGACATTGAGGTATGGACACCTGATACAATAAAAAACAGAGAGATTGACATTGTAAGATAGGGAGACAACAAAATATAATATATACTCTATAATGAATATAAAAAATA